CAAATCATCAAGGACAACTGCTGGTGTTCCATTATAATCTTCACGAATTTCAAATGGAATGCAGTTTTTTTCTAATAATTTAATTTTTCCTTTAATTTGCTTTTTCATTGCGATTTTTAACAAATCAGCACTATTAATTAAATCAACATAATAGTCAAAATTAATTGAATAATGTTTGTGATTGGTTAATTTTAATTTATATTCGATTAAAAATTCAAGTAATTCTGTTGTGGTCAGCGTTATACTACCACCAGAAAATTTTTCTAAAATGAAATCAGATTCAAATTGTGTGTTCGTTTTTATGGCTTTTTTTGTTTGTTTATATTCTGATGTTTCTTGAAGCATGGCTAATCCATCTTTCAATACTTTTAACCTATTGTTGACAACAATTACTTCTTTTAATTGCATTATTAATTGTTCTTCTGTGCCACAATGAAGACGTATTCTATCGGCTAAGAGATAAAGTCTATTGTCTCGCTCTTCTGTCAAAAATTTAATTGCATCGACCAAAGTTAAATCATTTATTTGATTTTCCGTGTTAATTTAATTGTAATTTATGTACGTGTTGTTTAATTACTTTTTCGCAAAACTTTTGTTGAAACTCGCTTTCTTCATATAAACCATAATAGGTTGATGTAATGTAGAAGTCATCAAATTCAGTTCTTGCATTATTCAATATTTTTTCCAATTCCGAATCATCAACGTCAACAATAGTTGATATTGTCAACACAATAATCAATAGGATAGTAACACCATTACTTTCCTCCAATGAATTTCTTTCAATCCATTCAAGACCATAGTTTAATGCATGAACCGCTTGTTCGGTTCTATGTACTGGAACATCTTCGAGCAGCCCCAATGCTGTCCATTCTTCTGTTGTGTAATTTGTTTTCATTATATGACTATTTTTCGAACTCTTTTAACTCATTTTGCTTAATTATATTTAATGGCAGTGAACCACCCACCTACGCCAAGGGCGATGGGTGGGTTTTACGCTCCGTTTTATAAATCAATAAACACAAGAATATTTTCAAAATGGTGTTAAATTTCGGTTCCATTTAAATTGTCTTTAATTATTTGCATTATATCTTCGGGATTGGTAATCGGCTCTTCAAATTTAATATTACTAAAGTCATTTACCATCACAATTTTTTGTTGTTCCAATTGCTCTATTTGCTGTAAAACAAATTTAGCCTGAAACCCTTTGTCTAACCCAATCCGCGAGAAGCTTCCTGTTACTAATTCAAAATACGTGTAATTATTTTCGTTAGCGTAGAACATCAATGCTTGTTTTGCAAGCATCAACAGACCTTCATATTGTTCGTTATCAATCATCATTGTCTTCATCTTCTTTAATGACCTTCTTGCTTTCAACAATTTCCTTTAAGTCTTTAACTTCGTTAGGATATAATGTAAATTCCTTACGGGACGGATGTTTGGGTTTATTGTTAATTCTTTTATGAAAGAACACACCTTGTGAATCTGCTTCTTCAAATTCTTCATACATTTCAGGACTGACATTTGCATATGAATACGTATGTCCACGGCTGAATGCTATGTATAATCTTTGTAATTTTGGAAAATATGTGGTCTTTAATACGTTGTCTGATTGAAAGACCGACTCAATATAACCGACACTACCATCAGTGTCTTCGATTTTTTTTTGTTCTACTAACATAAAATCACATTATTGGGCAAATGTATGCAATTAATTATTAGAATCAAAGAGTATTTATGTAAAAGCATAAATTAATTATGTCACTACCAAAAAAAGCCAAAGTAACGCTTGACACAAATCCACCAAAAGTAGGTAATGAATACCTTAAATATGGTATTGATAGGATTGAAGAACTCATGCGTGAAACTGATACGAAGACCAAATATCTTCCAAGAACCATATTACTTGAAGACATTGACCAAGGACTGTTCAACTATGTCAACAATGACGGTATGAAAGCAGTTATTGAGAATAAGGAAGTACCTACTTTCTATTTAGATAATGACCGTTGGGGAGAATTTTCGAAGACTTGGAAGTTCACAGACAATGATAATAACGTACCAACACCTTATATTACTGTAAGACGTATCAACAAACAGGCTGGCACAAGGCTCGGTACAAAGTATAGAATACCACAACCACGTAAGTTCAGATACATGAACGTACCAATACTGGATGATGGTGAAATTATTTACTTACAATTTAAAATGCCAGAGCCAATCAATGTTGACTTAAGTTATGAAATTGCTTTATTTACAAAATATAGAGTTGATGTAAATTTGTATGATGAACAAGTATTAAAAAACTTTGCCAGTCGTCAAGACTATATCGCAATTAATGGTAATCCGATTCTATTATTGTTTGAAGGTTTTGCAGAAGCAAACCCTATTGAGAATATTGACGGTGATAGGTTCTTCGTCAGCAAATATGCTTTAAAAGTCTTGGGTTTCATTCAAGACGAAAAAGAATTTGAAATTGTTAAGACTCTTAGAAAAACAAGACTTGGTTTTACTGTTGTGTAGTACTAGTAGGTGTAATATACTTATTAGTAATGTAACTATGTGTCGTTCCAGTTGGGAACACTTGTTTGGTTGTATCGAATTTAGCAAAAGTATTATCTACCCAGGTATCATATGCGGCATTATTCATTAACTGCCTTGCATCAACAATATCACTTTGTAGGTTTAAAAACTTCCACGTTTTATTACTAACATTTAATTCTGCCTTGAAGTACAGTTTCTCGGGTGTCAAACCAATTGGAGCATTCGCATTATAGTAGTTGTAAAACGGCATAACTGCGCCAGTTTTTGCATTATAAAAACTAAACTTCACATACCCCGTTGCTGTTGAGCCGGTTTGTGCATCCATATATGATACCGGAACATACCAATAATAAAATTGGTTAACAGCATTTGGATATAAACTATATTCAGGAAGTTTACCAATTTTTGTTAAATAAGTGGTAAATATTTTGGTTTGAGTATTTGGGTCAAAATTATCATAATAATCAAGAATAAAAAAACTGTTTAATATGTTTGATGTTTGACTTGTAATTTCATTAGCATTGAAACCTGCACCGAGAAACGAATTAACATTTTCAAATGTAAATCTGAATATTGTATTATCAAACATTCTAACCTTTATCTTTTCAGTATCAACAACAGGATTAACCAAGTCAAGTGATGTTGCTTGTGTCAGATTATCAATTTCTTGTTGATATCCAATAAACCCATCGTTTGAACTGAATGATATTGTTATACCAGAAATATCATTGCCAGTATATAATATTTGTTTTCTGATTATAGACATGGTTTTCCAATATTATTAATATCACCCAAAGGTATTTTGTTAAAATTATATGCATTTCTACTATACCAAACTTCGCTAAATGCATCCAACGTCTGCTGGTCATCTAAATCTGGAATGACATCAAGAACTATTGAACTAAATAAGTATCTTCTTTTATTTACAAATGGTAAATCATTTCCAATACCAGTTAACGGGTCACGATACCCTTCAGGCATAATATTTCTCCAAACATAATTCCCACCACCAACATTTGTTGCATAATATGGTATCGATTGGACTTCTGCATACGAAGTACCACTAATGTTTGCCGTGTATATGTTATCTGTTAAATATCTTAATCTCAATGGAATAAATGGATTGTATTTCCAAATAAGTCTATTAGTACTATCACTATATGGTGTTGTAATATAAAACTGCTCTGGATGTGTTTGTACTTGTAAGTATCTCAATTTGGAATAGTTAATAATATCACCAAACTTCTGACCATTAAGGGACATAACAGTATCACCAGTTACAAATGATTTAGTAGAAACATTTGAATACGTAATTGTTCCGTTTTCAGACCATAATTTTGCTGACAATATTTCGGCAGGTGCAGGATAAATAGATTTTTTATATTGTGCATATAAAAATAATTCAGTTACAGGAAACCCAAAATTATCCTGAAATGGTGAAATGTTAATATCAACATTAAAGTTATATGTATATGCCTGTTCACCAAATACATTATTACTAAACCCAATTGGAAATAATTCAAATTGATTTGGTGTTGCTATTACTTCGAAGTACCTGTTATATGTTATTGTACTATTATTAGTACCTAAATCTGTATCAGTTTTTTCTATTTGCAGATAATCCATGTAAATACTTTTGTTATTACTATTTGCCATTATACTAACTCTCGTAATTGGTGTAGACTGTGGTATTGTAATAGTATATTCTTTAATTCCAAGACCTGTGGTTAATAGTGGAAATGTTGCAACAGCAGTACCGTATGAAGATAATGTAATTGTAAGTAAATCTGTTGCCGGTACAAAGGTTGGTTGCACATCTACTTGTGTTCTAATAACTAAATCACCATATACTGCCGGAATATCCTTATATAGTGTAACTAGATTAAATGGTGTGGCAAAAATATATTGATTATCAAGAACAAAATGTGCTTGATTTGTTAGACTTTGCTCAACATATGAGTTTGTCGTAACCATAACGTTCCAACCATTGGGATAGTCGCTTGGTGATGCAATATACCAGCTATTAAATTTTTCATCAATTATCATTCCAGAAGTACCACCACTAATATGGGTGTATCCACTACTTGTAGGTCTGACTAAATAAAAGTCAAATGAATTTAATATGTTTTTACTATTATCTGCTTGTGATTTAAAGAAATCTTCAAAAATTTCATAATTATTCTTTAAGCCATTAAGAAGGGACATGAACTCAATTCTTCCATAAATTCTATAAACCCGATTAGCTTCTCGTTCAGCATCAAATACTTCTGTGGCATTAACAGCATTTCTTATGTCGTATTCATTGATTTTGGCAAGATTATTATCGAGTTGAATTTTATTGAATGAATCGGCATTAACAGATTTGATATTCTGGTAACTATGTAGTAATATTTCTAATTGTTCGTCCATATGTTATAAATACCAAAATTTTAATTAATCAAACCTAATTCATATAAATATTGAATACAATCGGCATCACCCAATCCTCTGTAAAAATATACTTTAGGGTCTGGTGGTTGGTTTGGGTCAGCATTTAATCTGCCACCATTACTAAGTGCTTCACCATCTGCAACTGGACACGCACCTTCCCAACCTTGTGGAACATAGTTTCCGTTACGGTATTGACCTGTAAGGGTATTTTGTGTTTCTGGGTCATATATAAATCCTTTAGTTGGCATTTCACCCATTTTTCTAATGTCGTTAACTGGTACTTCAATAATATCAGTCCAATGTAGGTCAGAACGTGCGAACCATTTGGTGTTAAAATCACCAGCAGCAATTATTTGTTGATTATCAACTAAATAGTATCCATTACGTATACTTTCACTACCAGCACTATCCTGCTCACTGAAATTATCATTTGTATTAATGTACCCCAAATATGCATATCCATTATCAGCATATCCAGCCTGTGGTAAATATATGCTTAAATTTAACCAGTTTGAACCAAAATATTGAATATCGCCATCCCAAAGAGCATTCGATGGAAACTCATAAATCGCATTCGGGTAATTATTACTACTCGCAGTTGTATTGGTTTGAATGATACCGACATTTTTAAAGGTATTAATTCCACCATAGCTAATCATATTAACCTTATCAGGTTCTAAAAAGCCATATATGTTAATATCTTGGTCATCATTATTATCATTACTATTTTCAGTTAGTCCATGATGTCTCGAAAAACTATAAAACTTTCCAGCAGAAAATTTATAGTTTTGTTTTCTCCACGAATTAGTTTCTGCTTCTTCTGTTGGTGTTAGCGGATAGCCAAAACCTTTACCACTTTTTGCATGTTGTGGAAATTTTAATTTATAACGATACGGTTTGAGACTTGCTTTATTATTTCCCTTACCAATTTGACCCTCAAAATTCATTGGAAGGTCATCTGGTGTAATTTCGAGAGTAATAAATCCCCTAAATTCGGTAAAAACACCATCAGGTGAATCTGCACTTATACTTATAACATTACCATTTTCGTCCTTAGTTATTTTACTTCGGTTACAGTTTATAATGAAAACAAAATCACCGTCTCTTTTATGTACAGTATATTCAGATGGGTCTAATATTATCATATCTGCCCCATTTGAGTCAACATTCCCTGCATCAATATCATTATCAGTAACATTTGCTGGATAATAATATATTTTCTCACTAACTTTTCCGATTCGTCTACTTGAAATACCTATGGTTGCCCAAGTATCATCATTATTGCCATCATATGCTCGATATAAAACAGACGCATCAATAGTATTACTGTCAATATTACCACCCCACATATTATTTGACCCATCAGTAAAAATGCTACCAAAAATAGTAAATGTATTAACCAGTGTTGCACGGATTCTAAAGTCCTGACGAGTAATACCAATTTCAAAATTAGTAGTATCACCCCAGAAAGGTATTACATCAACACTAATTTCCTGTGTCTCAATATTAGGTAAATCACCTAAGTCAGCACTTGGCTTAATTCTGGTATTGTTATCAGTAAATAAGTTCGGTGAATAACCTAAATTAGTTACCATTGCAGCAGGGTTCATACTATATTCGCCAATGTCAGTGATGTCAACGCTCATATGAACTGTTTGTGTTCCTATTGGCACACCAAATATCATATAGTCACCACTATTATTGGTTAATGCAGTATATTTATAATATTTTTTATACACATCCATTATTAATGTATTGGTTACGACTTCTTCCTTAATAGGAAACGAACCAAATGCCTGCTTTGGAACTAATTGATTTGTGTTAGGGTCAATTTTCGATACACGTGGTAATAAATTATAACGTTTTCCTTCGAAGTTCTTATCCCTTGGCGTTTTATATGGATAAATCGATGTTATCTGCCCCATATCAGCATCTGCATCACTAAGTGGTATGAATATACTAATCTTAGCATTGGGGATACCTACGCCACCATTTGCCGTAACTCTTCCAACCAATACGCCATAGTCTGAATTAAAGTCTTGATAAATTTCTTCTGTGCTTAATTGCATCGACATAAATTCAAGAGTATCAATATCTTGTTCGAGTCTAACTTTGATGTTCATATTAACACCAGATTTTGTGGTATTAAAATATATTGTTTGTGATTTATTCATAACCTAAAACTGTTTTTTATAAATACTAAATCAATGAAAACCTACCGATAGAAATTATTTTCAATTATTTTTATTTTTTTTAAAAATAAAATTTCAGGAAAAAGTGAAAAATTTAAAGATAAAAAAACAAAAAATTTACAAATCGAATATGAAAAAATTAAAATAGTAGAAAATCTGTCTTTATAGCCAAGATTAGCAGGCTTATAATAATTCATTCAAAACACCTTTTGCGTTTATTTTTAGTATTTATTGTAAAAAGCGAGTTTAAAATAATAACAAAAACGATAAATAATTAAAAAACATGGCAGAATTTGTATTTACATCCGCAGGTGTAAAATTTAAAGAACGTGACCTTACATTCGTAACACGTAATGTAGGTATAACAACATTGGGTCTTGTTGGTGAAACACTTAAAGGACCTGCCTTTGAACCAGTATTTGTACAAGACCAAACACAATTTGCTAACAGGTTCGGTGGTCAGAGCATAAAAAGATTTGCTAACGGCAATCTTCAATACCAACTACCTTATGTAGCTAATTCATACTTACAAGAATCAAATCAATTATGGATAACCAGGGTATTGGGTTTGAGTGGATATGATGCTGGAAAAGCATGGGCATTGACACTAAATGCTGGTGTTAAACCTTCAACAGTAGCTTCTGGTGCTACAACAACATTTACTGGTGTTACGTTTACTAATAATACCTATTTAGGTGTTACGTTAAATAATACTGGTGATACTGGTGTAAGTTTCTCAGGATTTACTAAAATAAGTGACAGTGGTTTCACAGGAACATCATATTCATTTACTGCATATGCGTATTCAGGAAGTACTGGTTCAGGTAAAGTATCTGGAACATCGACAACGTTCACTGCCAGCGAATATACTGACTATAAAAACATGGTACTCGCTGTAGTTAGAAGTAGAGGTAATACGGTTGATAATGTAAATCTACCTACTTCAATGAAATGGGAAACAACAACGGTTACTTTACCATCAACAGGAAACACCACATTATTAGGTATTGGTGATATGTTTGGTCAATTCAAATTGGTTGCAACAAGTGGTACAACAGTTACTAACTACATCGCATCATTGAATCCCGATTCATCGAGCTTCTTACCAAATGTAATTGGTTCCGAACCAAACGATAAAACAACTAAAATATGGGTTGAAGCAACATATCCAGACCTAATCAAAAAACTTGATAGTGATGGTGAAGTGTTTGATATAAAATGGGAAAAATTTGGTATTGCTGGTGTTTCACCATATGGTTTTGGTGTAAATGATGAATTAATAGTGTGTGATACCAACTTATTCACAAACTACAAAACACAATTTAAGACACCTGAAACACCTTGGATTGTATCTGAAATAAAAGGTAATTCAGTAAGTAGATTGTTTAAGTTCATTAGTATTTCTGATGGTAATACAGCAAACCAAGAAATTAAGGTTACTATTCAAAATATTAATCCAATTGCATTGGAGTTTGACGTAATTATCCGTAATTTCTACGATACTGACGATAATGTAAGCACATTAGAATCATTCACAAGATGTAGTTTAATCAAAGGTCAGAACAATTATATTGGACAGCGCATAGGTACTAAGGACGGTGAATATGACCTTCAAAGTAAATACATTACAGTTGAAGTTGCACCCGATATTAATATCACCGACTTCCCTGCTGGTTTTGAAGGTTATTTGTTTAACAACTTCGCAGTTTCTGCAACAACATCAGGAAGTACTGTTGGCGTTATTGAAGGTATTACTCCTAAGATTTTTTACAAGAGAGCATATGCTGACGATGAAAGAATCAAAAGGATATACTTAGGTATTTCAGAAAACGCATACAACACCGCAAATGTTGTTGGAACAGGTATTAACCAGAATTTCTTCAACTTCAATGGATTAGAAACTACCACTAAAGTTAAAACAAACGGTTTCCACATGGATAAATACGCTTCTGGCATAACTTCAAACGGATATTCATTTGACTACGGTGCTGACGTATTTCAGACAATTTCCAATGTTACCGACCCATTGAACGCATATTATGACATCAACACAAGAAAATTCACACTAGTACCTGCTGGTGGTTTCGATGGTTGGGATGTTTACAGATTTGTACGTTCATATGGTGACCTATATCGTTTAAATGGGATTTATGATGGTGTTGTTCCTAACGGTCAACCAACCAATGACTTCCAAGCATGGGAAACTGCTATCAATACATTTGCAAATCCAGAAGAAGTAACAATCAACGTATTTGCAACACCAGCAATCAACTGGTCAGACCAAAACATTTTAGTTCAAGATACAATTGAAATGATAGAACAACAGAGAACCGATACATTATATGTAATCGATTGCCCTGACGTAACTATTCCAACTACAGTTGGTGACGGTGGTAAGGCTGACGTTCAAGCATCACAAGATATCGCTGACTTACTTGATACCGCAGGTATTGATTCAAGTTACGCATGTACATACTTCCCTTGGATTCAAATGAGGGATACTCAGAATAATGTTAATATTTACATTCCACCAACAGGTGAAGTTGTTAAAGCATTGGCATACACCGACAACACTTCATTCCCTTGGTTCGCACCAGCTGGTCTTAACCGTGGTGTAACCAACGCAAGAAAATCTAAGTACAAATTATCACTCGAAGCCAGAGATACACTCTACGCTGGTAGAATCAATCCTATGGCTGACTTTGCTGACACTGGAACTGCAATCTTCGGACAGAAGACCTTACAGGTTAAAGAATCAGCACTTGATAGAATCAATGTACGTAGGTTATTACTTCAAATCAAGGTTCTTATTGCTAATATCGCAATCAGACTTGTATTCGAACAGAACGACCAAGCAACAATTGACCAGTTCTTATCAAAAGCAACACCAATTCTTGACACGATTAAACGTGAAAGAGGTTTGTATGATTTCAGGATTAAAATGGATGATAGCAATAATACTGTTGAAACTCGTGACAGAAATGAACTTTATGGTGAAATTTTCTTGAAACCAACACGTGCCCTTGAATTTATTGGTATTACATTTACAATTACACCATCGGGCGCATCATTTGCAGACGTTGGAGCATAAATAATTTAATGAAGACCCATCAAATTGGTGGGTTTTCATTTAAAAGTTTTTCAATAGCAAGTATTTATCATAAAACATAAAAAATAAACAGAATAAAATAAACAATTAATAACATGGCAGGAGAAATGATTAGGGGAATTCCCTTCGAATACGAACCAAAAAGAATAAATCGATTCTTTGCAGAATTTGCAGACGAATTAGGTATCGAAGTGTGGAAGGTGCAAAAATTTAAAAGACCTTCGATGAAGATAAATTCTGTGGAAATTAACTACATGAATGAAAAAAATTATGTTGCTGGTAGGTATACTTGGGAATCAATGGATATTACATTCCTCGACCCAATCGGACCTTCTACATCACAACAACTCATGGAATGGATTCGTCTACATGCCGAATCCATAACTGGTAGAATGGGTTATAAAGCAGGATATGCAAAAAACATTCTGTTGAAAGCACTTGACCCAACTGGTATTGAAGTTGAAAAATGGTTTTTGGAACAATGCATAATTACATCAATTGATTTTGGTGAAAACAGTTACGATGAAGACGGCTTAACGAATATAACCCTGACCATACAACCGTGGCGCTGTATACTTAACATGTAATCAGATAGTTACAAGTAATAACATTAAAAATGAGTGGCAAGTATTTATATTTGTTACTCATTTTTTTTTATGAAAACAGGTATATATAAAATTCAAAATAGTACTAACAATAAAATATATATTGGCAGTGCTGTCGATATTAAAAAAAGATGGCGTGACCATAAATGGTGTTTAATACATAATAAGCATCATAATTCACACTTACAATCATCGTGGATTAAATATGGTGCAGATTCTTTTGAGTTTTCAATAATTTTAGAATGTGAAATTAATGATTTATTAACTAAAGAATTAAACTATATACTACAATATGATTCATTTAATAATAAATTCGGTTATAATGTTAATGACCCTGAACACACATTTTTAAATAGAAAACATACTGAAAAAACCAAGCAGTTATTATCGAAACAAAAATTAGGTGATAAAAATCCTATGTATGGCAAATGTGGTGATAAACACCCAAATTTTAATAAGGTAGTATCAACGAATACTCGAAACAAAATGTCATTAATTAAATTAGGTATTCCCACTAATAGACAAACTAATTTAAAACTAAATGAAATTGATGTAATTAATATTCGTAAAATGTACTACGAAGAAAAGATTTCACAACCAAATATAGCATCAGCATTTAATGTGAGCTATGGGGCGATTAATAAAATAATAACTGGAAAAACTTGGTCACACCTTTTATGCTGCTAATAATTCTTCTCTTCTGTGGGAAAACATTACATTCACATAATATTCCCTGTTTCTGGTTTCAAAATATCTGTAGCCTTCATTATTATGTGAAAACCAAACAATATACGACTTACCGAGCTTAATGTTGGTGTTTCTTTGAATAATTTGTTTGTACATTTCAAGTTGTAATGAATAAATTTCCATATCACAGTCTTGCAGCATATATAGTTCTTCTGAAAGATACCTATCAGCTTCTGCTATCGTAAATTCTTTATTTGTTTTCCAGTCCCAAATCTGAAATTCTTGTGCCCTGACATTCCAGAATATAATATCACACATTCCACCAATAAGTAATTCTCTATCGAACATTACTAATTCGGTTTTAACTGGAATCAGTTTACCATAACAATCATCATAAAACTTATCAACATGCTTTTTGGTCATGTCATACTCCATTTTAATAGGGTCAAAACCAAATTCATTTAATATTTGTTGTTTCGGATATGTGAAAATCTTATTTTCAAACTTATTTTCGGCATAGTCGTGAATTACCGACCCCTTTATAGTACCTTTCTTATTGATGAATTTCCAAAGTCTTTTAACTTCTGCTTGACTCATACCATAATGTCCAGCTTTAACTGCTGACCAATATTCTTCATCAAATTCTTCTTGGTATCTATGAATGAGTGTTGTAACTGAAATTAATTGGTTTTTATCCACATAATATTTATGCGGTTCATCGAAATATGTAACATCGTTGAACGCAGTAAATAATTCCTGTACGGTTTCGAGTGGAAATTCCATAGGTTGGCAAAGGTAGTAACAATTTAGTTAATAACAATGTTTTTATTATAAATTGCGCTAAAATCGAGTTTTTCTAAATCGTTGATGATTGCATTTTTATCTGCTGGTAGATTTGAATAGCCGTGGATATGACCAATAATTGCATTTCGCATTATATTTAATGCTTCGGCAATAACATCACCCCTTCCAATAGGATGACCTTCTGCAAACATTCTATCACGGTCTTTCTGTTCAACACGTGCTGCTTTGAATTGTGGATTTCCTGTGTGTGAAATTAATGCAATTCTATCGCTGGTAACAACTGTAGTACTTTGAAAAGCAGTACTGGTTGTTGATTGCTCATATATTAAACTAATTTCAGCAGGGTTCTTTGTGTTGAGTTTTAAAATGTTTTCATTTTCATGTTTGCCTGCACGAAGATGAAGTTGATTTTTACTAAGAATAATATCCGTATTAACCCTACCAACAATAGCAATATCCGATATTAATGGAAATACCCCAACAGCATCTGGAAATGTATTGGGAGCTGGTAACGGTACACTCATTGCCATGTTTGTTGTTGACAATGCCGTAAATACTGAATCAAAGTCAATTTTTTGTGGTTGTGATATAATACTACCCTGCCAGAATCTTGCTCTTTGTGGATATTTAACGTTTTCAAGAAAAATCCTCACCATTTCACCAACCTGTGGATATACATGAAAGAATTTCGGCTGCATAGGATAACACCACGGCAAATTTTCATTTGATGTAGTAACATCAAGACCATCAATTCTCACTTTAATCCTACCACCCTCAGTAGGGTCGTCAATAGAAGTAACTTCACCATAATATATTGTTCTGGTGATACCAATCATACTATCCTCTCTTTTATAGGGATTGGTTGACGTTTGTATGTATGGTTTATCGTATGCCATTATCTTCTATCCATTTCTTCAATTAAAATAACATAATTTTTTTCAAGTTCATCCAGTATAATAATTTTTTCATTAATCAGAGTTTCGATGTTATCAATTTCAATAGTATGATTAATAATTTCCTGTTTAATGGCTTCATGCTTCGCATTATTATCATTAATAATTTTAAGTAGTTCTGTTGGTGTGTATTGTGTTAAATCTTCCATTATAATATAACTGTATTAATTAAAATTATTTAATTTAATGTTATCATTAAATTTGGGTGAACAGCAACACCGTTAAAAAAATCTTGAACAAAGTTACATGAATTTCAAAAAACTTTACTGTATCACTCCATATCCTTTAGAAAAAATGATTGTTGAGCCGAAAACTGAAACAGGCCCTGTGGGCGAAATACCTGCTGCTGTGAGAGTTATTCCAGGCGGTATTGCTACAGTTACAATGGCTTCCGTCTGAAATGCCTTCACAATTTCTTCAATTCTTATGCGTTCCATCAGTTCATCTGGACTAATTTGACCCGATGGTAAAACACCTACACTTAACCCTGCTTCCGACTTTCTGGCAATAATACGTGAAGCAATTTTTATTGGTGACAATCCTGTACGCTGTGGCACACCAACTAATATTAATGGTGTGGGTACAGGAGGCGGTCCCCCAATAGAAGAAAGACTCAACACTCTGGTGAACCCTTCAACAATTGCATCTATACTGCTAAAATCTATTGGCATATTATTTGGATGTATTTAATTTTTTAATGCTTATCCATTTCCAACCCAATAACCAATGTGCCATTAGTCTTCTGAACCAATTTGGTTGAACTGTTGTTGCGAATTGTGTACCTGTAATATCACCATTATCAATGAGATATATACCCACAAATTGTTTATTTACTTTTTGGTCTACTATCATAGCCATTTTTAATTAAGATTTGTATTATTATGTACTGTTTGTTAATGCTGCAACTTTACCACCACCAACCAAACTTTTAATTATCAACATAAATTGATTAATTTTTTCTTTTAATATTTTTTTAATTACTGGTTGTAATAATGCTATCAAATATCCAATTGCTAATGTAAATATATACTCGGCAATCATATTCATAATGTCTTTTACCATACATTTCATGAAAATTTTAAATTGCTTCATATATTCTGTTGCTGCTTCGGTAATTACTACCACACCATCATGTTGAAAAGCACTCATAATACTAAGTATCATTTTAATCTGTGGCTGTAATGTTCCAGCGAATGTCATTTGTTCTACAAATATTTTAATTAACCTTTGAAAGAATCCGTCTTTTATTGTTTCTTTATTTGCAGCAGATACAGCTTCTGTTGTAGTGTTACCACTTGTACTTTCACCAATAGTGTTCTCAATTGCATTACCGATTAAAAATGGGTCTGTTGACCCCAATATTGTGGTATTTAACCCCGATAGTGAAGCAAATGATAGTGACGCTGGCATTAAACCGCAACCCATATCATAATTAACAATGCCCTGTGATAATTCTAACGCTCTATGCTGTAATTCTTCGTAATCCTTTGGCAATATTATCATTGAATCATCGTCATTCATTACCTGTTCCAATATTTTAGAATATTGCAATTCTTGAAGCACCTGTGCTTGTGTCTTTTTAGTCTTTGCCCTTAACGTACCATAAATGCTATCCATGACATTAGTGACAATTTCATTAGGGTCAACAAGTTGCGTATTTTCAATATAGTTTATGAAGAACTGACCAATATTACCATTAAAAGATGCTGGTGGCTTTATATTAAATGAATCACCGTTTTCATCATATTTACAATCAACATTTAATCCAACAAATGATACTGTTGCTCCAGCGTTCATAATTGAATCATAAAACAATCTGTCAACATCAAATGCTTTTTGATACATAAGTTTTCCGACATCAGAATCTGGTGCTTGTTTTAACTTACCAGCAATATCAACACTACTAACAGGAATGTTAATACCGTCATCTTTAAACCACGTAGGAAGATTTTCACCCGCATTAGACTGTGTGAATTGCTTCTTTAGGACTTCTTTTATTTTAGTTTCGCCACTGGCAACTACTTTAGTTATCATACTACCAATCAACCCCTTTAGAGAATCAGTACCAGCAATTGTTTTAAGAGCGTCAAGCAGAAATGGCACAACATCCTTCTTATTATTAATAGAAGGAAATATGTCAGTTGATTTTACAGGTTTGTTCTGCTCCATGAATGAAGTATAGGAACTAATTGTTGTAAAAACTTTTCTTTTGTCGTCTGCTAATGCCATTAGTTATTTTTTTCTTGGTCTTTTTTATTTAGTGCGTCTTGAACCATGTTTAATAATTCACTTCTTCTGTCAGCAGTTATGGTTTTTGTTTCATCTTCTTTTGATGTTTCACCACCATTGCTTGATTTTATATCAAACACTACTTCTTTCAAATACTTTAAGAGCATTATTTTCTGGTCTTGATTTTTAGCTTCAGCAGCAATAAGTTTTACAATTTGGTCACCAATAGCAGCAATTTCACCACTCTCCTTTACTTTGGCTTCCCATTTAGTAAATAATCTAGTAATTTTTGCTTTGATGTTATGTGATTCATCGTAAATTTCTTGAAGTAGCTTATTTACACTTTCTTCTGTAAATTGTAGTTTCTTTCTTTGAGGGCGTGGCATGGTTAATAGGTTTTGATACATATAAATACACGTTAAATAAAATTATGAATTATTTGAAGTGTGATGATGTGTATTCTCGTCTTATTCTTCTTCAAGTTCTAAATCAAATAGGCTGGCAATTGCAGCTTGCATACAATTGCCATGTCTTTTGTCCACAATAGTC